GTAAAATATCCTTGTAGCACTCCATAGTGGTTACAATATAGTTTTTCTCACCCAGGAAGTTGAGACCGTTCCCACTATAAACATCCTCTTTGCAGCTTTTTACCTCATAACATGTAAATATGCCTTTTTCTATCCCGGATATAGAGCACTGGTCAGCTGGTGAAAACTGCATGTAATCAACTCTTTTTGCGTCTCTTCCCCACGGATCAATGCTTACCTCGCTGGCCCAGTGCTTCCCAGCGCCGTTAAACCGGGTACTTATAAGCAACTGTCCAAGGAACTTGGTTGTTTCTGCTCTTGTCACGCTTATACCTCCATAGATTCAAAGTTTCGGTTTTCAACTCCCTCCGGCAACTCAGCAATTCCAATATCTTCCATAGGCATCCAAGCATGCACTCTTTCTCCTGAAATACTTCCGCATTCTTCTATCCATGCAAAACCGCTATCTGGTTCTCCGTCCATGGTCCAGCCTCTTAAATCTGGCTCTTTGTCCAAATCTGCGAAATATCTGGTATCAACCTCAGCCATAAATTTTCCTGTCTTTTTACCATCTTTTCTCTCTGGATAAATAAGTGTCACCCAGTACAGCCCTGCCATTTTCGGGTTTCCGTCTTTTTCAACATAATTCCACTGTTTTTTCATCTTTTTATCACCTTTATCCTTTTTCTTAAATACTCAGCATGTTGATTTGTTACAATATAATCTTCGCACTGCCTACATGTCATATCTCTATTTTTCAAGTTCCCATCATACCAATTACATTCGTCACAGACGAAGCAGGCTTTTATCGCTTCCCCTGCACAGTTATCTCCTGTTTCCACATTGTTTGCACAATGATTACAACGGCATCCTGCGCAGTGAAAAGCATAATCATCTCGGCTCATAAGCTTCCTTGCAATAATTCTGGATTGTCGAAAATGTTTCCGACTACTTCAATCTGGAATATTGTATCATTGTTAATAGAATACAATCTGTCCTGAGTTTTTCCACCTATATACCATGTTCCAAAAGTAAAAAATATATTTCCGATGCTTGATTCTATTTTTCCAGAACAATAATTTTTATTAGTTACAAGCACAATATCATTCTCCCAGATTTTCTTGCCGTTCTTATCTGTTAATCCTGTGTACTCGCATATTGTATCCGGATCAACTTCGTCAAATTCATCCGCCATAATGGTCCATTTGCCTATTACCAATTTCCCTATGAATATTCGCTTTTCTCCCGGCATTCCACCATCCAACAGGTATCCCTCTATCCATTCACCGTTATCTTTTTTCTTTCCCTTGAAAAGAATCTCTCTCATATAGTGTTATCCTCCTGTGTTCTCGAAAGTGGTTCAAATCTTCTTTTCTGTTTGACATTTGGATATTTCTTTCTGTCCACATCACTTGTAAACATACTTAACGGTCTGCACCATGTTACAAGTGGGTCTGTAAAGCACTTGTAAATCACCATAATTTCGTCAGATTCTGTATTCACTGCAAGATCAGTAACGATATAGATTCTTCCTTTGAAATGTCTATATCTTCTTCCTGCCATGCTATCTCTTAATTCTTCTAAAATTTCACCTGATACTTTGTTCATTCAACTCCACCGCCTTTCACGATTTCTATCGCCCTGCTCATAAGCTTCCTGAGATCATTTTTATATCCTCAAAATAGAAAATCCATTTATCCGGTTCTGGTGCCTGTTCCTGGAAAAGCTGCCAATGTTCATATGCTTTTAATACCAAGCATTCCATAGCGTAGTTTTCTACATCATTCTCCGTTTTTAGCCATGCGCAGTTTTCTCTACAGTGATCTTTGATTGCTTCCAAGAGTTTCTTTTTACCGGCAAGTATAATAAGTTCTTTCACCAATGGGTAGTAATTACAATCCTCAATATCTCCGAATAGTGTTTTCTTAAAACTTATTCCTCGATACCGTTTCCGGCCGGTCTGATCTTTTCCGATAAATTCAGATCTGAAACAATTGCCTGATTTTAAATCATCAAGCTTGCATATCAACATTTTTTCATTTCTCCTTATATGCTTTTGGACATATTTTTTAGACTGTTATTTTCAATAGTGGCGAATCATAGGAATCGATTCCATATCAATTAGCCTCATCTTTTACTTCCAATTTTCTCAAATCGTCAATAAACCAGCTTTCGCCTTCTGCTTCAACAAAATCAAACTTTGCATTTGTTATGCCCTCTAAATACAAATATTTGTAGTTACTTCCGTACATAGACTCAACTTTTCTGGTAAGATATAGTTGCCCTTTTCCATTTCTCAGCATGCAACTCCACGAAGGATCCAGTCCGTCAAGGAAACTCTTTTCGTCTTTTGTAAGTTTAGGTTTTCCTGTAATATATTCCTCCCGTAACTTATCATCATTTTTCTCATTTATTTCACATACGTAATTTGTAATAAGGCATTTATTGTTTGCAGTTACTCCTGCAACAGCTCTCAGCAGATATCCAGCAATCTGTTCTTTTTTTACACTAGATTTTTCCGAGCATTCAACATTAATTGTTATCTTAATATTTTTTTCTTCCATAACGCCATCTCCTTCTCGCTTCTACTCTTTTCATGCGGTGAACCTCATTCTCCAAAGCATTCATCTGTCTCTGGATATCATCAACATCAACCAGTAAATAGAAATCCGGTTGAACCAGACGAGTTGGCCCCACATTTAAGTTCATCTCTTTATGCAGTTCCTTGCATTTATTTTCATTTCCATGAACCGCTTTATATACTTTCACTTTCCGCACCTCCTAAGAAATTCTTTCCGAACGCTGTCATATTCTGTCAGCAGATCAATATCTTTCTTCCAGCTCAACGGACGATCTGTAATTTCTACATAATACTCTTTCTTGATCAGAAGGCCATAGCTTGCCGAAGAATAGATATCCTGTCGATCGCATCCAATTCGCTTTGCTATGTCGGATGCAGTGATGGAGTATTCCACCACTGTCCCGTCCTTTCTGCACAAATTATATAAATTCGCCATAATGCATCACCTTTCAGCTGTGTGTGGCGTAAAAATTCTCCATCGCCCATCTATTCCCGGTAGCAGCCACCTGTGCTCTGGTTCTTTCATACGGAGTAATCGGTTTCCCGGAAATTCTTTTGGATCCGGTTTTTGGAAGGAATCCTTTCCGGCGAAGTTCTTCCAGTTCTTCTGGTGTTGCGTCTTTTACGTCTCTCATATCCAAGATTTCTATCATAGTCTTTATTCCTCTCTTATCATTACAGGGAGCACAATAGCTTTCATATCGCTGTCTTCTGCTTCAACAACTGCCGGCATCTTAGGTCCTGAGAAATTCATGGCTATATTTTCACAAGTGAATGCTTTCAGTGTTTCAAGGATCAATTTAGAATCGAAACCAATTTTTAACGGTTCAGGAAGCGGATCCTGAAGCTTCACCTCTTCCTGATAATCCGTAAATCTGTCGGCAATGCGAATATTTAACTGATCTTCGTTTATTTCGAAGACTGCAGGTTTCTTTTCTTCCGTACACATCTTAGCCCTTGTCATTGCCGCAACTAATTCCGGTCTGGAAACATAAGTTTTCATCTTTCCCGCCATGAAAAATCTATTGTAATCAAAGTACTTACCCTCTATTAACCTCGTGTAAATGGTATATTCTTTTGATTTGAATACCGCTCTATTTTTCGTATATGTAACAGCAACATCATCAATAATTCCCATTGACACAAGCTTCTTTGCCACTGTTTTAGGCACTATCAGCTTCATATCTGCGGTACCGTCAGTCGGTATCGAATCAACTGCTACGACATGTCCGTCAAGTGCGACCAACTTAATCTTGTTTTCTCCACCTTCGAAGTACACACCCATCATCTGTGTTGCAGAACTGCTGTCTGCAGCTGCATAGATAACATGTCCAATTGCATCCATCATCCTCTTGCCATTGATCACAACTTCTGGGGCATCCAGATCTTCTGTAATATCAAAACTGAATTCTTCCGGAGGATAGCTCTGGTATTTATTCTTTATAGCTTTTGTCTTGATCGTAACAATGTTTTTGCCGTCTGCATCAATAATCACTTCGCCATCCGGAAGATTTTTAATTACATCAAAGGCTTTCATAGGAATGATGAAACAACTGCCTTTAGAGGCCTCTAATTTGAGCTGCATGGTCATTTCTGTATTGGATGCGATTAAATACCCGTCCTTTACCAGAACGCCTCCTAATGCCGGAAACTGGTCGTTCTTCTGCACAATGCTTTTCAATTTATCAATAGTTCTGGAAATCTCATACTTCTGTACTTTCATCTTCGTTCCTTTCCCGGAGTGTTATCCCGTCCAGATATTTCACAACTCCGTTGTTATATTTAACTCTATAAGGCGCCAGTTCCTCACGATTCATATACTTATGTCCGTAGATTTTTTTCATGTCTCTGAATACAATCCATGGAACCCTGTAAAACTCCTCGAATTCGAGGGATATTACCAAGAAGCACATGGCCCCCATCTTCATGTAACGTTCAAAGCATTCCTCCTGCTCTTCTGTCACAACATTCCGACTGATCTGGCCTTTATCTGTATGTTTCGCATCAAACAGAACCATTGTAGAGTCCATCAGGGCGCCTTTAAAATCCGGTTGAGCCTGTTGTGTAAAACAACATATGAACTGGCCTCTGTCTCTGTTATACGGCTTGATCACTTTAAAAGCTTCAGGGGTTTTATCTATAACAGCTATCCCCCCCCCCCCCCAAAGACCGGGGAAGCTGCAATAATCATTCTTTCAAAATATTCGCCGTTTGATCTGCTTTTAAGCCCTCTGATTGAACGATTATAAGTATCCATGCTCACCTGCCACTTTCAACAGCTTATTGATCGTTACCGCTCCGATTCCCGGAATCTTATTCTGCTGAAGCAATACAATAAACTCCTTTGTTGTATTTTTAGCTAAAGCCTTGCCTTCGTTGAATCCTTCGCTTCTGGCTTTCTCCACTCTGTCTTCCACATAATGAACCAGCTGTTCATCTGTCTTTTTTCTCATTTTTACTGCTTTCTCATGGATTTTATTTTCATCCATTGTTCTTCTGCAACTTTTCTTAGCCATTCTATCTCCTTTCTTACACGGCTTCTGGTTCTACGAACCCTATCTGTCTATCTTCTTTCCATTCTGTTCCGGAAAAATCAAGTGCCTGTCCGCACTTCTCGCAAAAATCAGGGTAGTAATCTGATCCAGCATTCAACGTACCACCGCAAGCCGGGCAATAATGGTATTCATGTTCCAACTTCACGAAATTGTATCGAATAACAATTCCTGTTTTTGATACAGGTTTCATAGCAATCATTACTCCACCCTCTCTCCGTACTCAATCACATATTCATACTGGGTTGTTTTTCTGGTCTCTCCGGCCGGAACTTCTTTTCTCACAACCTGCACTGCATACCCTGCTTTCGCCAGCATGGAAACCATCTGCAGTCTGTCCTCTTCATTCCACTGCACAGAACCTTTTCTGATGCTTCTGATAATCTGCTTTGCCATTACCCACACTTCCTTTCCATTTTTTCTTCCCGCTCTTTCATCAACTTCTCGAATGCAGCTACGAAAGTTTTTACCGATTGCGGCATTTCGCAGTTATGGCTTCCTCTACACTGAATCACTCGACCTTTGTTATATTCCATTGTGAAATATGG